CACGCTCGCCTGGTTCGTGGTCACGGTGAAGGTCCCCAACATCGCGGGCGACAAGGACACCTCCACCGAGGTCTCCCCCGCCGCGATAGTCGCGCTCCCCGTGCGCGTGTCAAAGCCCGCTGTATAATCAAACTCAAAGTACGAGGGGATGTACTCCCTGTCCTCGTAGATACCAAAGCCACCAATCAACGGGACACCCGCGCGGAAAAAATAGGAGCCCAGGCTCTCCTCGCTGGGTATCAAGTTTATTTGCCCGTGCAGGTGACTCGTGAAGCGCATCCACGAGTTGGGGATGGTCACAGGCTGGAATGACCCAAAGCGGATGCGCGCCGCGTCCATACGCATCACGGGGCGCGCGTCTAGACGGAACGGCCAGTAACTATAGCGCCCCTGTCGCTCGGCGTCATGGGTCTCACCCACAACGCTAAACGGCTCAATCGAGATGCCTAGGTCGCTCTCGACATGGCGCACCGCCGCTTGGATGCTTTGCTCATACGCCACATCGGGATAAGGGGACCCGTCATCTAAGGTGAGATCAATCCCAAGCAGGAATGTGTCCTTGAGCCATTGGGGCGTGATCTGGTCATAGATGCTCATAGGGTCCCCTCGTTTGCGTGCCTACTAGCGCCGCACACTCGCGGGACGCCCTCGGCGTTTCTGCACGGCGGGCTCTGCGTCCACCGTGCTCTGTGGGACAGGCGACTCAAGCACAAAGCCCGAGTCGCGCCCCCACAGGTTCAACAGGTTTAGCTCGTAGCGCGTTGGCGACACCACAAAGCCCTCCGCGTCAATGGTCATGGTCCCGTATTGCAGGGTCAGGGTGCATGAACGCATGGAGGTATGGCGCCACATTTACGCTCAGACCGTGGTGTCCAGCATGGAGCTGGTGGCCGTGATGCCCGCGTTCTGAAGGACCCACATCTTGTTGGGGACCTTGACGATGGGGGACCCGAACAGCATGAGGAGGAAGGGCTTGCTGGTCGCCACCTCGGCGAGGGGGCGGCGGAAGAAGTCAAGCAGGCGCGCGAACTCAAGCACCGAGGGGTCGTGCTGGACGAACACGATCTTGCTGGTGTTGGGGCGGACGCCGTTGCGGTCCACGAACACGGTGGCGCCGCTCGATGCCTTCTTGATCTCGCCAATCAGCGCGGCGTCAGCGGCAACACCGCCCGCCTCGGTGCGGTAAATCTTGTAGAACACCGCATCAGTCGCGGCGGCGATGGTGAGGGTCACCTTGTCGCCAGCGGCCACGGTGACCGCGGAGCTGTTGATGGCGGCGCTGAAGCCATCGTTGTTGACCGCCACGATGCGGTAAATGTACGCGCCCGCGTCAGCCGCAACGAACTTGGAAGCCGCGTCAGAAGCCGCCACGGCGCTGGTGAGCGTGGCGCTCGCAGGGGCCGAGGTGGACGAGGCGGCGGAGGGGGCCTTGTAGGCGTTGAAAAGGAACGGAGCCGCCTTGACGGGCACGGGGCCGTAGGGGCTCATGATGTTCAGATCCATGGCGCCGAAGGTGATGCCATCGGCGGCGCGGGAGACGCTGAACTGGTCATGGCGACCGAACTGCACCGCAAACTTGATAAGCTCCGCGTGGATGCGGGGCTCCACATAGATGCAGTCAGGGCGACCAAAGCGAGGGGCGCTCTGAAGCTCCGCAAGGACCTCTTGGAGGAGGCGGGGCGTGGGGCTCTTGCCCGCGAGGTCAAAGGTGTTCGAGCCGCTGTTGTGACCCTCAATCTGCTTGATGATGCCGTTGAAGGCGAGGGGGTTCACATCCTCGTCCGCGTGCCACAGCGAACGCTCCAGCTTCTGAAGGAGGCGCATGGTGCCGCGCTCGGTCTCGGCGGCAATCGCGTTGGACTGGTTGCCAATGAGGCCCACGAGCGAGCCCACATCGGTGACCTCGCGGCGCTCTGCCAGGTACTTGATACGCACATTCTTGCGCTCGTACTCGGAACGGTTGGTCACGCCCGCAGAGCCCTCAGAGATAAAGGCCTCAAGGTCAAGACCGTGGTCATTGATGACCGCGTACTCGTGGAGGGTGTTGGTCACCTGCACCTTGGGGATCGCGGGCCACAGGACCAGCTCCTTCATGGTGTAGGTGGCAGAGGCGAGGGTGTTCTCAATGGACTGAGGGACGAGGGGGCTAAGGCTCCCTGCATCGCCGCCACTAGTGCCAGCGGGGGTCTGATACCCAGCGTTCGCGCTCTTGCGGAGAGCGTTGTTGAGATTCGCAAGGTCCTCGACATTGACGAGGGAGTTGACCTCGGGGATGTTGTACATACTGCTCTCCTATTAACCGTTCACGAGTGAATCAATGGTGCGGGGGTCCGCGCCGCTCTCAAGGAGGGCAACGGCGCTACGGATGCGAGCCTTGCGGGCCGCGTCAAGCTGGGGGTCCTGGAGCATGGTGAGGGACTTACGCATAAGCTCGGCGCGGTCCACCACAGGTGCCACGGGGGCGGGGGGCGTGATAGCCGAGAACGCGGCGCGAGGGGGCACAGGCGCGGCACCGAGAGCGTTGAGGCTCTTGGCCATGCTCACCTGCTCGCCCTTGAGAGCCTTCATCTCAGAGAGCAAGGACTCCATGCCCTTCATAAGAGCGCCCATGCGCTTCTCCATGTCGGCCACGATCTTATCGGTGCCAGCCGCCATGGCTTTCATGGCCTCCTCAAAGCCGTACATGGGGAGCGCCTTCTCCATGTCCTCATCCTCATCCTCCTCAGACATGGAGCCCTCGTCCTCCATGTCCTCGTCCTCGTCCTCGTCCTCGTCCTCAAACAGGCGGACCTGCTTGGAGGACTTGGAGTCCTTGGCCTTGGAATACTCAGAGCCCTCGGGCTCCTTTTTCATCGCCTTGGCGAGAGTGTCCAGCGCCTCGGTCAGCGCGTCCACGCTCACGGCGTCCTCGTGGGACTGCGCCTCAAGGACGCTCTGCTCGGTCTGATCGCTCATGGGGTTCTCCTGTGTCGGGATCTTTTTAATGGTCAAGTATTTTTTATTTATTCGCAACTTTGCGTGCGTGCTCCATCACGGACTTGCACAGCGCGTCCATCTGCGCCTTGCTCATCTCGGGGAACTTAGCCTCAAGCATCGCGCGCACCTGTGCCGCCGTCACGCGCTTCTGCTTGGGTGCAGGTGACGCGGGCGCGGTGGCGCTCGACAGCTTAGGCGCCAGGCTCTGCTCCATGAGCGCACTCAGCGAGGCGTCCGCGTCAGGGATAGCGGGTGACTGGTAGCCCGCCGCCGCCGCGCCCATCGAGCGCGCAATCAGCTCAAGGTTTGTGTGCGGGTTCACGGGGGCGCTCGTGATAGCCACATTGAGCACGCGAGCCTTGAGCACCTTCTTGGGGCTCACCGAGTCACGCTGGAGCACCTGCCCCTCAATACTGAAACCAAGTGAGCGCGGGGCGCCTGCCTTCTGTATCGCGTACGCGGTCTCGTATATCTCGCGCGCAAGGGGCTTGCTCAAGTAGATCTCGCCCTCCACACGGGTCTTGTGCTCGTCCACAGGCTCCACGCGCGTGGGGTGTCCAAGGACCGCCTGTGGACCCTGCTGGTGCTCAAAGTTAAACCACCCGTGTTGCAGGAAATAGGACCAATCAAGCCCGTCCTGCGAGATGGACTCGCCCTCAAAGTCCTTGTCATCAGTAGAACAAATACCGCCTATCTTGGCCACCACGGGCGCGTCACCCGCCTCCGCCTTGCTCAAGGTCTCCTCGCTCAGGGTCACAGGTGCCCAGCGTGAAAAGAACTCAAGCCCGCCCTTGCTTGTAGCCTCCTCCACATCCGCCTTGAAGTCGTGCTCTTGGAGCCACTTGGCGAACTCCGCCGCGCTCATCTTGGACGAGTCAGCGCGGATGCTCTGCACCTCGCTCTTACCCTCCTTGAGTCCAAGGATCATGGAGAGCCCCGCAGGTGCGCCCTTGGGCGTGAAGCGGCGGAACTCGTCATACAAGCTAGGCTCGGTCTGCCTCGCGGCGTGCTCATTCGGGAACGGCATTTAGGGCTCCTCAGTCTCGGGTGGTCGCTCAAGCGCCCCCGTGGGGGTCACTCTGTATCCATCAGGCACATATAGTGTGTCACACCTGCACTTAGGGTGCATGGGGAACACGGTGGGGAGCCATTGAGCGCGGACCCTCCCCACATTGACCCCGTTGCCCACGAGGTCCGACACAAGGAACACGCGGGGGGCTCCGTTCTCGGTGAACGCGCCCAGGCAATAGTCACACGCTCCGCTCTCAGGTATGCGCGCCACACGCGCCCCCTCCCCTCCAAGCTCAAGCGCCGAGAGTACGCGCCCCTCGTTGTGCGCCGCCTGTAGCTCGGTCTGTGCAATCCTGAGCCAGTTGTGCGCGTATGTGCCCACACGGTCACCAAGCGCACCTGCAAGGGCGCGCGCGTCCCGTGTGGTGGCGAGCGTGTTGGCCAGCTCCTCACGGATGGCTTGGAGCGTGTTTGCGCGCCTCACGGGGTCCACCTCACGCGTTATCTGCTCCCCCTGCCACGCCTCCGCCGCCACACGGGTCAAGTCCTCCGCAAGCTCGTTGCCGAGCCCCCGTGCATACTCGCCCGCACGCGTCACAGCGCGCGCGTACGCGCCCCTCTCCGCCGTGCTCATCCACGCGGGCGCGGTCACCTGTACCGCCCCGCCTTGTGGCGTGGGTACAGGCACCTCAACGGTCACCGTGAGCCCAGGCTCCATCTGCGCCTCTGCCTCGGCGCGTGTGCGCGTGCGTAGGTCCTCCACGCGCGCCTGCACCAACGGGCTCCATTGCTCCATAGTCCAATCGCGCATTGACGCACGCTGGGCAGGTGTCGCGCGGTCCATAATCGCCCCCGCGTGCGCTATGTACTCGTACGGGTCAAGGTTCTCGACCCTCCACCCCTCAAGCACTTGGGGGTCAAGTACGCCTGCGTCCACTAGCTCTTGGACCCTCTCAGGGGCGAGCCCCGCGCGCTCGGCACCAAGGAACTCGACCAAGAACGCGTCATTATGTAGGCGCGTGACGCGCTCCGCCTCTTGCAAAAGCTCAAGCTGGGTCATGGCTTCAACGCCTCAAGGTCACGCTCAAGCGCAAGTACGCGCACCTTGTACAGGTGCTCCAAGCGCCCCGCCATCTCCGTCACAAGGTCCACCTCTCCCCCCCTGTGACCTCGCGCCTTATGTAGCGTGTCACCGCACTCGTGCCCATGCTCATGCGCCTTGTGGAGCGCGCGCACGCGCGGATGGTCCGCGTCCAACAGGTCATCATCCTGTGTGTACTTGGGGTTCCCTCCCCCGTTGGCCACTTTGAGGAACGCGTTGACGCGCGCGTACGCCCAACTCTGCCTGTTCTGCGAGGGTCTGTGTGACACGCTAAACGCCCCCGCCCCCCTCCGCCACACGGCCATCAGCGCCCCCAGGCTCACCCGTTGCCACGGCTCGTGGGCGTCCTCGTTGTGCGCCTTCACCTTGTCGCGGAGCGCGTCTCGTATCTCCTTTGTGACCTCGATGGACTCGCCACTCGTGCGCGAGCGCGCGGAGCCCTCGGGGTTGCGTGCGCTCCCTCTCACGCGCTCGTGGGGCTCGGCGGGCGTGTCCGCTCGCTCTTGTGCCTTGCGGAGCCCGTCCACAAGCGCGGCACGCGCCACATCAAGCGCCGCCTCCGTGATCTTGGCGCGCAGGGTCTCCACGCTCTCACCCTGTAACTCGGCAGGGCTCGCCACAAGCTCAAGTTTCATGCGCGCTCCTCCTTGTCTAAACGCTCCACGATGCCACGCGCCCACGCGTCACCCGCGTCACCGCCCCACAAGAGCCACGAGATATAAGACGCGCTGGTCTTGTCCTCATGGTATCCCCGCTCCTTGTACACGCGGTGCCTGTTAAAGAACGCGGCCATGCGCCTCACCGTGCGCTCGCTCATGCTGTCCCCGTTCGCAAGGTTCACGGCTCGCTGTACCCCGCTCCCGATCCCCTGCGCGCTCGCCTGCTTGTTGCTCAAGCCCCCACGCCCGTGCTCGCGCCTCAGTTCCAAGCCACGCCTCGCCGCGTCACGCACGGACTGAGGCGGCGTGTAGCCCTCGCCACCCTTCAACAGCGCGTCAACAATCGCGGTGAACATTCTCAAAGCTCCACGGACACACGCACGCGGCGTGCTTTGGTCACAGGCTCAAATCCGTCACCCTCGTCCTCCATGTCCTCGCCCTCAAAGCCGGCGCCCTCCTCGGGCTCCTGCTCCACGGGCTCCTGCTCCACGGGCTCCTGCTCCCCCTCACCCATGCTCATGGCGGTGATGTAGGTTTGATTCAAGATAATGTCGCCCCCCTTCTCCAAGGGCTCAAGCCCGTTGGAGGCGCGCACCTCGTTGATTGTCATGTACGAGGACACGCGCTCCTTGTCCGCCTCCAGTTTGCTCTTGGCGTCCTCAGAGTCGAGCCCCACGAACTCAAAAGACAGCTCGGGCGCGATTGGGTGAATAATCCAGCGATTCAGCCACCCTTGCACTTGTCGCAAGAGGGGGCGGAGCCCGCGGTCCTTGCTCGCAAGGATCCTCTGCTCAGGCCCGCCTTGTGAGAGGGAGCTTGTGACGCCCTCACTCCCAAACACGAAACCAAGCTCCGCGGGGTCAATCTGATAAATGGCGCACGCGATCTTGGTGAGGTAGCCCATCCAAGTTGAGTACCCCATCTCCTCGGCGCTGGAGCCCATGTTCACGCTGGACACCTCCTCGTTGGAGTCGGGGTCAAGTTGCAGGATAGGCGTGCGCTTGGCTTGGTGCGCGCCACTCAGCATCGCGTAAAAGTCACGGCGGAACGCGCGGAACAGTTGCGGGCTCATCTTGGACTTGACCGCCAAAATACTGTTCACATGGATCCCGTTCACGAAGTTTGAAGCGTTGTAAGTCTCCGCGTTCACGAGGTAGGTGACCGTGCGGACAAGCTCCTCAAGCTCAGGGAAGCCGTAGCCGTGCGCATATATCCAAGTGCGCGGGCGCCTAATCGCAAACGCCATTGAGTCCGCGTCCCACTCAGCCACCTTCTTGTTGTTTATCACCTGCACGAACGCGCCCTCGCTCCAGTCGCGCCGCCCCTCCTTGCGCTCCTCCGTGCTAGTCG